TAGCTTCAAAAGTTTGGAATATATTGAATGGCAAAGATGCAGATATGGACGGAGACGTAGATATTGACGATGCTATGCTAAAAGCTAAACGAAAAGCAAAGAGTACTCAAAAAAGTACAAAGGAGAAATAGATGTCTTTCAAAGTAATTAACGTAGAGGCAGCGTGCGGCACAAGCGTAGGTGCAGCTTCCACATTCAATGATTCAACTGAAGTCAGACTAGTAAACACAGGTTCAACTATGAGATTAGTAACTGTTGCAAATGCAGCGGACACTACTCTTGGATCTTTTACACTAGCGCCAGGTGAAGTAACTTTCATCAGAAAGAATAAAACAGACCAAATATTTGCTGCTCATGCAGAAATACTAGGCCTTGGTATAGTCTATCAATGATCAACAAAGAAGCTTGGTTAGAAGGAGTTGCTATTACTTGTAGTAGCACTTTGTCTTCTCTTAATAAAAAAGCAGAAGCTAACAAGCATATCTCAGATGAAGATCAGATGTTGAGTGAAGTATGTATGGGGTACTTATACCTATTACATATAGCACAAGAAGAGGGAGTCCTTACAGAAGGCGCTTTATTAGGTAAAACACTTAAACGAACAATTCACTAATGTTAGATATTAGTAGAAAAGATATACTTAGTGATACCTTTATGGAGTTTTCTACAGCAGATAGATTCATAAAACTTCCAATAGACTCATATCTAGAACTATTAGGTATTACACCTAATACTTCTCAAAAAGCATTAATTAATGCTGTAAACAACCCAAAATATAGATTTGTATGCGCCGCTATTTCTAGACGGCAAGGCAAGACATATATCGCAAATGTCATCGGACAGCTTGTTTCACTCGTGCCAGGATCAAACATATTGATAATGTCACCTAACTATTCATTATCCCAAATATCATTCGATTTACAAAGACAACTAATTAAGCACTTTGATTTAGAAGTTACAAAGGATAATGCAAAAGACAAAGTAATAGAGTTATCTAATGGCTCTACTATAAGAATGGGTTCAGTAAATCAAGTAGACTCTGCCGTAGGTAGGTCTTACGATTTAATAATCTTTGACGAAGCAGCACTAGCTGATGGTAAAGATGCTTTTAATGTAGCACTTCGTCCAACATTAGATAAAGATAATAGTAAAGCAGTATTTATATCTACTCCAAGGGGTAGAAATAATTGGTTTGCTGACTTTTATCACAGAGGTTTTAGTGATGAGTTCCAAGATTGGGCTTCCATTCGTGCTACTTATCATGAAAACCCTCGCTTTAGTGATGATGACATCAAAGAAGCAAAAAAATCAATGTCCTCAGCAGAATTTGCTCAAGAATATATGGCAGATTTTAACACTTATGAAGGACAAGTATGGAATTTTAATTTTGAAGAGTGTGTCGCAGACCTCAGTCAGTTAGATACTAGTCGAATGGATGTATTCGCGGGGCTTGATGTTGGATATAAAGATCCAACAGCGCTGTGCGTTATAGCATACGACTGGGATCAACAAAAATTTTATCTTATAGATGAATACATGGACGCTGAAAGAACTACAGAACAACATGCCATAGAAATTCGCAGAATGATAGACAAGTATAGTATTGATTACATTTATATCGATTCAGCAGCACAACAAACTAGATTTGATTTTGCGCAGAATTATGATATATCTACGATTAATGCTAAAAAATCTGTTCTAGACGGAATTGGGCATGCGGCCGGTATTATAGATAATGATAATTTGATAATAGATCAAAGATGTTCACAAGCATTGTCATGCGTTGACCAATATCAGTGGGATCCAAATCCAAACTTACTTAAAGAAAAGCCAAAACATAATATGGCAAGTCATATGTCAGATGCCCTGAGATATGCGCTGTATACATTTGAGACATCTGCAAGTACGTTTTAATTTTGACCTGCCTAAAAATAAATGTTGACATGAAGGTGAATTTTTGGTATAATTTTATATAAATAGGAATTTATGGATTTAAAACGAGATTTAGTCAAGTACGTTAGAGACAAAGCGAAATCTAAATATAAGAAAGACACCCAGTGTTTTATCTGTGGTGAAACAGAAAATTTAGACTTTCACCACTTCTACGGAATGACTGAGCTTTTAGATACTTGGTTGAAGCGTAATAAAATTACGATAAAATCAGCCGACGAGATTATGGAAATCCGTAAAAACTTTATTGAAGAATTTACTAATGAGATTTACAATGAAGCTGCTACACTATGCAAAGCCCACCATCAAAGGCTTCACAGTATTTATGGCAAAAGACCTAAACTAGTGACAGCACTTAAGCAAAAAAGATGGGTGGATAAACAGAGAGAAAAACATGGCATGGTATGACAGATTTTTAGGCAGAAACGTTGACGAGGAGAAATTAAATCCTGCTCAGACGTTCATTGGCCTTGAAGAAGGGTTATCAATTGATACCCGAGAAGTAAAAGATAACTATCGTTCAGCATACGAAGAACTAGAAGTTGTAAATAGAGCTGTAAATATGATAGTAGACGATTCTGCAGATATTAAGTATGATGTAGGACTAAAAGTAAACGGTATAGCACCAGTAGTAGAAAATATTCGAAAAACTCGTGTAGACTTATTACTTAATAAAGAACCGAATCCATTTCAAGATATCAATACATTTAAGAGAAATCTTATTATTGATTTAATGATTGATGGTAACATTTTCGTATATTTTGATGGAAGACATTTATATCATCTTCCAGCTCAGAACGTAACTATTCATTCTGATACTAGCACTTACATTGAGAAATTTACATATGATGGTCATGTCGACTATTCTACGAAAGAAATTATACATATTAAAGAAAACTCATTTAAATCAATATATCGTGGGACTCCAAGGTTGAAGCCAGCGTATAGAACAATGTATTTGCTAGATAACATGAGGAAGTTTCAAGATAACTTCTTTAAGAATGGAGCAGTTCCAGGATTAGTACTTAAGAGCCCTAACACTCTTTCTGATAGAATTAAAGAAAGAATGCTGCAAGCCTGGTCAACAAGGTACAATCCAAAAAACGGCGGCAAACGCCCACTTATTCTAGATGGTGGACTTGAAGTTGATGAATTATCAAAAATTAACTTTAAGGAATTAGATTTCCAGACATCAATCACAGCGAATGAGAAAATAATTTTAGAAGCAATGGGTATACCACCCATTCTTTTAGATGGTGGGAATAATGCAAATATTAGACCCAATCACAGACTTTATTATTTGGAGACTATTCTCCCAATAGTAAGAAAAATAGCATATGCCTTTGAAAGATACTTTGGTTTTGCACTTGTTGAAAATGTTACTGACATTCCAGCATTGCAACCAGAATTGAGAGACCAAGCAGCGTATTACGCAACTCTGGTTAACACAGGTATTATGACACCAAACGAAGCTAGAGTACAATTAGGAAGAAATCCTTTAGAAGGACATGATGACCTAAGAGTACCAGCTAATATTGCGGGTAGCGCAGCAAACCCCGAAGACGGTGGAAGACCACCACAAGAAGAGGAACAGGATAATGGCGAACAAGAAAGCGATACTTAACCAATTAGCAGATTATTTTGCTAAAAATGGTATGATGACTCCTTCCGAGTATAAAGTAGCAGAAGATGCTCCTATGCGTTACATGGCAGCAAAAAGACCTTTTGGGTCGTGGGCTCGTATGCAAGGAATGATAAGAGCTAACTTTCCAGACCAATGGGCCAAGGCTACAGGCGTAGATATGGCAGCACCAGCTGTTAAAGAAACACCTAAAGCGGCTGCACCTAAGAAAGCAGCACCGGCAGCTCCCAAAAAAGCTAAGAAATAAGGTAGGTACATATGGAGAAAATTTTTCATTGGACAAATACTTTCAAAACTCTTGGCGAGGACGAAGACGGAAGCGTTGATATTAAAGGATTAGCGTCTACTAATGCAGTCGATCGAGCAGGAGATGTTATTAACCATGATGCATGGATTAAAAAGAATGGACTAGATAATTATAAAACTAATCCAATCGTTCTGTTTAATCATGACTATAACAAACCTATTGGTCGTGCAACTTCGTTGGAAGTTACAGACAACGGTCTCGAATTTGGAGCAAAAGTTTCCAAATCCGCAGGCGAAATTAAAGATCTTATTAAAGATGGTGTTCTTGGAGCCTTTTCTGTTGGTTTCAGAGTCAAGGACGCAGATTATAACTCAGAAACCGACGGATATACGATAAAAGATGCCGAACTATTCGAAGTATCAGTTGTTAGTGTACCTTGTAACCAGGGAGCAATGTTCTCGGTTTCAAAGTCATTTGACAGCATGGAAGAATACAACGACTGGAAACAGCACTTTAATAATAACGAGGCTCAGAGCTTTTCTGCGCCACAAGCCGAGGATAAAACCTCAAAACAGGAGACTAATATGTCAAATGACACTAAAACTCCCGAAGCTAACAGCGATATCGACTTGAAAGCTTTTGCAGAAGAAGTAGCTAAATCAACAGCTGCTAAAATTGCAATGCAACAAGCTGAAGCTAAGGCTAAGGAAATTGCAGACGCTGAAGAAAAAGCAGTTCAAGAAGAAGTTGAGCTAGCAGAAAAGGAAGCCGAGCAAGAAAAAGTTAAAACTATAGTCGAAGTTGGAATGTCAGGAGCTGAACAGCTCATGAATGACGTTGAAAAACGTGTTTCAGAAAAGCATGAAGACCTTGAAAAAGTAGTTAATGAACTTCAGTCTGCCCTTAAAGATAAAAAAGATGAAATCGAAGCAATTCGTGAATCTAAAAGAGTCTTTGGTGACAGATCAAATTCGGACTGGCAAAAAGCATTCCAAGGCGACATTGATGACGCTTATGTAATGGGTCTTGCTACAGGTAAAGGTTGGGACACTAATCTTGCTAAAAATGTTATGGAAAAAGTTAATGCCCATTCAGGTGTTGGCGTTTCTTCAGCTGATTTTGAGCAAACAGTTTCAACTAATATCGAAAGAGATATTCAATTAGAGCTAGTATTGGCACCTCTATTTAGAGAAATTCCAATGCAATCAGCTACTCAAATAATTCCAATCATGCCAGATGCTGGTTACGCTGAATTTACAAGTAACCAAACAGCTAGTGGATCTTCTCCACATGGTAACTTGGAAGAAAGAGGCGACACTTATGGTACGCCATTTGCAGGTGTTGATCTAACTGAAAGAACACTTTCAACCAAAAAACTCATTTCTCAATCTTACTTAGGTAATGAAACAGAAGAAGATGCAATTCTACCGATTCTTCCTTTAATTAGGGATTCTATCGTTAGATCACATGCAAGAGGTATTGAGAACGCACTTTTAGTGGGTGACCATGCTGATGGTGTTTATGGTACTTCTCAAGCTGCATTTGATGGCTTAATTGCTATCGCTGCTGCTGCTGATTCAAGTGGTACTCACTTAACTCAATCAGCTACAGCATTTGCTTCTGAATCTTTAACAGCTCTAGACCTTCTAGCAGCTAGAAAGAAAATGGGTAAATATGGAATGAATCCAGCAGATGTTACTTTTATTGTTAACTCACAAGAATACTACAGCTTATTGCAAGATGCTGAGTTCCAAGATGTCAACCTAGTTGGCGACATGGCAACTAAGTTAAGTGGTGAAATTGGTTCAGTCTTTGGTTCTAAAATCATAGTCTGTGACGAGTTTGCTACTCCAGCAGTTTCTAAGTTCTACGCTTGTGCAGTTTATACTAAAAACTATGTAATGCCTAGATTAAGAGGTGTAACAATCGAATCTGACTACGAAGTAGCTAATCAGAGACGAGTACTTGTTGCTTCTCAAAGACTAGGGTTTACTGACATGATTGCTAACGCAACTTCAGTTCACGCTTTACAGTACAAAGCTAGTTAATAGCTAATGCGAATATTTGGAGGGGGATATTACTCCCTCCAATATTTTTTTAAATAATTATGGCA